AAAAAGCCCCCGTTTTATTGGGGGCCTTTTTGTTTACAATAGATTGGACAAGTACGCAACGAAAAGAGGTTTTTAAATTGGACGAAAACATGGAAACCATAAGAGAAATTTTAGACGAAAAAGAAATTATAAAAAACAATCCATTTGCAGTATTTCCAAACAAGCAATGTAAAGAGGCATTAAAATTATTAGAAGAATATAGCGAAGAGATTAAGCCTTAAAAGCCGTTTTTAAATACTCTTTTAAAATTTCATAAGGAATTAAATAAGACTTTTTATTAGGCATGACAAATTCTTTTTTTCTCATAGGCTTATAATTTCTTGGCCCTTTTCTAATAATAAAGCTTTTTCGCCCGCCGTCATTTCCTTGCCATTCCAGTAATTTTTATCATACATAGTTAGTTGATGTTTAATATCTATTGATTGTCTTTCTATTTCGTCGCTAAGACCAAAAAAATAGTCAGTGGAACAACCATATAATTTTGCTAATTGTAGGATCATATAAGGCGATGGGTAACGATGATTTACATTGTTTTCGTTTGCCTCATATCCTTGGATCGTAGAAACGCCGGTTTTAACCCCGTTTAATTCTAGCAAGGCCACCACTTTACGATAAGTAAGCCCCCTTTTTTCCCGTACATTTTTTAAACGTCTATTTAAGTCAAGATTATATTTATTACGTTTACCGTTGTTTGGATAAACTTTTTCGATTTTTTCAGCGATAGCACTCATTTAATTTTTCCCCCTTATAAATTGGATCATATAGCCTTTCTATTATTCTATTACGTTTATTTTTTTTAGTCCACATGGAAATTATTTCTTGTACGCAAATAGTTGTTGATTGTACGCATATGGCATGGTATAATTCATATATGAGTTACCAAGAGCAACAAGAAAATACAAAGGAGTGTTTTACATGGGAGTAGCATTACAAGACTTAGTACGCCGACAATGGTTGAAAGATATGAGGGCGGGCAAACGTTTAACGGTAAGAGCAGCGGCCAAGGAAATAGGCCTATCATGGACCCATTATTCTGATATAGAAAACGGGCGTAAAAAGCCAAGTTTTGAAATGGCTTATAAGATTAGTCAATTTTATGGTTTTGAAATGGAAAAATTCATAAGTTAAGAAAAAAAAGGGAGCGTGCCGAGCGAGTGAAAAAAATATTAGATAAACGCAAAATGAGCCAAGACGATTGGCAAACGTACCGCATGCAGCAAAAAGGCATAGGCGGGAGTGAGGCGGCAACCATTTTAGGGATTCAACCACGTTATGCAAAACCCGCATTTATTTTATGGTTAGAAAAAACGGGGCAAAAAGCCGTTGAGCGTTTAGAGGATAACGAATATATCAAATGGGGCAATATCATGGAACCCGTAATACGCAAGCAATGGGCATTAGAAACGGGGTTAAAAGTCTACCAAAATAATTTTGTTTTGCAGCACGATAAATACGATTTTATGATAGCCAATTTAGATGGCGAAGTTATTGACCCGAACCGAGAAGGGCGGGGCGTGCTAGAGATCAAAACCACAAGCGAATGGAATAAAAAAGAATGGGAGGGCGACAAGGTGCCCAACCATTATATGACCCAATTGCAACACTATATGGGCGTCACTGGATATAAATGGGCCGTTGTTGTGGTGCTCATTGGGGGCAATAAATTACGTGATTGGTACGTTGAAAGAGACGACGAAATTATAGATATTTTGATCCAAAAAGAAATGGAATTTATGAACATGATAGAAAACGGAACGCCGCCGCCAATTGGTGGGAGCCCCGCCGAAAGTCAATATATTAATACGAATTGGGCCGATGCCTTAGACGATGAAATAAGCATACCGCAAGCTATTGAGGACTTGGCCCTAGAATACCAAGAAATAGAGCGAGAAAAAAAGGACTTGGACAAGCGGGCCAAGGAAATTAAAAACCAAATTTTATTAGAGGCCAAGGACATAAAAACGTTAAAGGGCCGCCAAGTAAAAATTATCATGCCAACCGTTAGAAAATTGTTATTAGATAGTAAACGTTTAGGCGACGAAATGCCCGAAATTATAGCCCAATACAAGACCAAAGAGAGCATATATAGAGATTTTAAAATTAAGGCGATAGGGGAATAAACATGACAACTAAAACGGCAAGCACAAACCATTTAAAAAATGCAATTAACCAAGCGGGGGCGGCAACCAAGGCCGTTTCCCCGTATAGAAAAGCCGAGGCCTATTTAAAGAAAATGGAGCCCGCCATCATGCAAGCATTACCCAAAAATAGTGGCATGACGCCGGAACGATTAAGCCGCATTGTTTTAACAACGATGAAAAATACACCAAAATTATTGGAATGCAGCATAGAAAGTATTTTAGCAAGTTGTTTGCAAAGTGCCCAATTAGGCCTAGAACCCGATTTAATGGGATCATGTTACTTTATACCTTATAATCAAAGAAACGGGCAACCTATTTGCTCATTCCAAATAGGTTATAGGGGCCTTATTGACCTAGTAACGAGGCGGGGCGAAGTAACAAGCATAACGGCCAACCCCGTTTATGAAAACGATTTTTGGGTATTTGAATATGGGCGTAATGAGGATTTGAGACACCGGCCCGCCAATTACAATGGCCGAGGGCGTTTAATAGGTTTTTATGCCTATGCTCATTTAAAAAACGGCGGTTTTAAAATGCACTATATGGACGTTGAGGAAATAGAGCACATTAGAAACGAGCATAGTAGGGCATTCCAGTACGATCAAAAAACAAGCATTTGGGTAAAGCATTATGATGCCATGTGTAAAAAAACTTGCATTAAGCAATTAATAAAATATTTACCAATTAGCGTGGAAATACAAAACGCCATTGCCCACGACGAAACGGTAAGAAAAGATATTACTGATATTGCTCAACATATAGACATAGACGAACCAACCGGCGAAACCGAAAACCACGAAATTTTAGACGCAGCACCCGAAAATAATTAAATCATTTTGGCAATATTAAATGGACAAGGCCCGCCGCCTTGTCTTTTTTATATTTTGAAAGGGGTTAGCCCGTTTGGAAGAGATAGAAAAATTTTTTAAATTGCCTAAAAGCATAATAAAACATGACATTTTACATAAAAAAAATAGCCTTTCATTGCGTCTTTTTTTATTGATCCTTGGCCAAGCTTGTTATAAGGACGGCGTACAAATTAAAGATAGCACAACTATATTAATGCGTGGCCAGTGGTTGCGATCCATTAGAAAGCTGCAAAAAGACCTTGGAGCAAGCCCAACAACCATAACCGCCGCAATAAGATGGCTAGAGGATAATAAAAAAATAAGCACCGAGCCAACCGATTTAGGAACCATTTTTACCGTTTTAAGTTTTGATGTTTACCAAGGCAAACAAGAAAATGAGCGTTACTCTAACAGTAACACCCGTTACTCTAACAGTAACACCCCCCGTTACTCTAACAGTAACAATACTAAGAACTATAACCTAACTAAGAACTATAAAGAAAAAGAAGATAGTGTAAATAACTTATATAGTGTAAAAGGAGTTGAACACGATGAAAGAGATACAAGCCATCTTGACTGGGATAAATACCCCCATCTTAGATTTTAAAGAATTAAGAAAAGAAATATGCGAGGGATGCAGCCAAGAAGTGACATTTTTTGAAGTGCCTTTAATTGGTGGACCCAATAAGGGTAAATTAGTTGAAACCAAACAAGGTTGTAAATGCGAGGAAATAAAATTAGTTGAGGAAACATACCAAGCAAGAGAGCGAGCCAAAAAAGCCTATGCGTTAGATATTTTCGAAGAAAAAAGCCTAATTAATAATAAATTAAAAAAAGCAAACTTAAATAATTACGTGCCAAGCGATCCGAGCCAAGACGCTGCATTAAAATGGGCTTGCGATTATTGCCGGATGTTTGATATTGAAAAAACAAACAACGCCCTTTTTGCGGGCTCATATGGATTAGGCAAGAGCCATATAGCGGTAGGGATTACCAAGTATTTAATGGCCAAGGGTTTCACATGTATTTTTACAAGCGTACCCAAATTATTTACTAAGATTAAAGCGAGTTGGGATAAAAACAGTGAACACAATGAGCAAGATTTATTAGACGCCTTGGAAATTGTGGACTTTTTAGTCTTGGATGATTTAGGAGCCGAGCAAGCAAGCCCATGGCAATTAAGTAAACTATTTGAGGTTATAGACACCCGCCAAGGCAAACCAACCATTTACACCACCAACCATAACGACGAAAGTTTAGCTAAACAAGTTGGACTAAGGAATTTTGACCGGTTATGTGAGGACATAGAAATAATAAAATTCAATGGTACAAGTTACAGAAAGAGAGAAAATTTTTAAATGAATTATTCAAGAGAACACTTACAAGATTTTTTTAAAAATAACATGGCCATGGCTATGCAGCATTTTGAAAATGACCACGACCACCAAGAGCGGGCGGCCCAATATGCCCTAGAAACGCAAGAAATAGGGTATATTACCTTTAAAAAGTTTTTTGGGGGCCGTAGGTATTATTGGATTGAAAACGGCCTTAGCGTGGAATTAGAGCCGTTAGAATGTTTTTTAAAGGGGCGTAATACAACATGTTTGAAAACAACCAAGGACAAGAGTTTGAACAAGTCATAGAATGGGCCAATATGGCCTATTACACGAAACGAGAGGCCCTTATACAAAAAATACCCGTACCATGGAAAGTTGAGCGGCGTTTTGACTATGTAAGCAATACAAATACAATTGTTTCAGCGTATCCCGAACATAAAAGCACCGTCGATTTTGGAGGAACCGCCAAGGGTAAAAGTATATGGTTTGATGCTAAGACCACCAAGAACAAAACCAATTTTCCATTAGCCAATTTAAAGGGGCACCAAATAGATTTTTTACAACGAGTGGAAGAACAAGGGGGGATAGGATTTTGGTTAATTTTTTCTCAAAGCGAAAACGCCACATGGGTTTTATACCAAAGCAAGTTAGACGAATTTTTAAAAGATTATACAAGAAAATCCATTCCATACGCATGGTTAAATGATAATTGCCCGAAAGTGTACCCCAGTAAAGACAACCCACTGGATTACTTGGCCGAGGTTTTAAAACCATGAAAATGTTAATTGACAATTGCATGACACGAACATTAACAAGTTTGTCCGGCATGGTTTTGAGACGCTATTTTTTTTATGATTACGATGGCATAGAGATTTTTAATAAACATTTTGCAAGAGTGATAAATGGGGAACATACCAATTTATATTTAAATGCTAGTGATGAATTTAAACATTTTATTTGGCATAACCAAGACGCTCAACAAAAATTTACGGCCAATTTTTTGGGGTTTTATTTACTGGATACATTACATAAAGTTTTGAAATTTAACGAAATGGAATTGATCCATTTTGAAAGTATTTTATTTGAACATTTAAAGGAATGTGACCCCCTTGAACACGCCCAAGAATATACGAGAACGAACGATAGAAACCCATTTAAGGCATTATAATACTTATAAAATTGGTATAGAGAATTGCAAAAAACAATTAGACTATATTTTGCCGAGCATAACAAGCCGTTTTGATTATATAAACGGCAATAGCTTTTATATTGCTAACACAACCGAAAAAATAGCAATAGACCGCATAGAGAGCAAACGGGCCTTGGATTTATACGAGGAGATAGAACAATATAAAATTATTTGCGATAGCATAGAACGAGCCTTTCAAGAGTTAAAACCGCATGAACAAGACTTTATTAAATTAAGGTATTTTGATTGCCAACCGATTGAAAGAGTAAAAAATGAAATGGGATACAGTGAGCATAAAAGCGTTTATAGGATTAGACGGCACGCCCTAGACAAATTATTAATAAGTCTCAACAATTTAATTATATTAAAATGATTCTAATTTGCGATTTTTGCAATAGTAAAAAAAGAGAGATTATAAAAATTCCCAACGCTTTTATTATTCAAGATGATTATATTTTATTTCCGAGTGATCCAATGGAAAGATACACTAATATGTGTTTGGATTGTATGAACATAGATAGGGGCGTTAAAAGTGATATGTGATTATTGTTTAATGGACCGTATTGTCTTATTAAAATTACCCGTTATCTTATTGGTTGAGGGCGAACCCCCCAAGACGATACAATGGGGCAAGACAAGGGCAATTTGTACAATGTGCATAGAACTGGAGGCGGTTTTGTTTGAGCAAGAGCAAGCGGAAACGAGCGAATAAGGGCACGCCATGGAAAAAGCAGCACGAACCCAAACAAAAAATAATGAATCCTAAGAAACAAATTTTAGATGTCCAATATAGAAATATGTAAGGGGTAAAAATGAAAATGATTAGCACGTTAAAAAGCTATGAAATTAATATAGGCGGGGACGATTGGGGCATGAATCTTTTATGTGATACATTAAGCCAAGCGTTGAGCGTTGCCAGTGCATTAGAGTTTTATTATAAACATGAAAAAATAGATATTGAGTATTTGGAAATAGAACAACAAGGCAGAATTTTAGAAAAAATAATTTGAAAACGTTGTCATTACAGTAAATTGACATAATAAGTACCATATAAAACGTACAAAAGTTGGAAATAATAGAGAATAGGCAAAAACCGTTATAGTTAAGCCCTTTCTATTTCGGTTTGTTCTTTTCTCTATTTTCAGCTTGTAAGATGTTTGTTTCCCTCTTAAAAGCAACCATAAAAATTTGGTTGTTTTTATTTTAAATATCCAAGGGGGTTAGTGTAATGACAACGACCAAAAAACGAGGTAGACCCAATAAATTAACAATTGAAATGCAAAATAAATTATGTGCCTATATAGCCGAGGGCCAATATATTACAACGGCGTGCCGATTGGTTGGGGTAGACTATGCAACCATGCGGCGGTGGGTATTGCAAGGCGAACAAGATATGAGCGGCAAATTTTACGAATTTCAAGAGGCGATTTCACAAGCCGAGGCATTGGCCGAGGCCGAGCGGGTTAAACTCATTTTACAAGCGGGAAAATATGACGATTGGAAAGCCAACGCATGGTATTTAGAGCGTAAATTTCCCGAAAAATGGGGCAAAAAGGATAGGTTAGACACACATGTAACAAGTGAGCATACCGAACGAAAAGAGCATTATATAGAGCACCAAATAGAAAGCGATCCCGAAACGGTGGAATTAGTGCGGCAATTATGGAGGCGGCAACAAGCCATGGGAGAAAACGGCGGCGACATAACGAATATAAAGGATTTTAGAAATGATTAAGGCCGAGGACCAAGAACTATATTTCAAAAAAACGGCCAAACATAATTATGCGTTTTATTGTGAGGTGGTGCATGAGGGGAAATATATTCCCGCAAGGCACCACTTTTTATTATGCAATGCACTGGAGCGAGTGACCAAGGGCACATTAAAAAAATTAATGGTATTTTTGCCGCCAAGGCATGGCAAGAGCCAAACGATTACAGAAACATATCCAAGTTATTATTTAGGACGTTACCCCGACAAAAAAGTAATGTGCATATCATACGGCGATAGTTTGGCCAAGGAATTTGGGAGAAAAAACCGCCAAAAAGTAAAAGAGTTTGGGCAAGATATATTTGGTATTGAGTTGGACCCCAGTAATAAAAGTATGAGCGACTTTACTATAAAAGGACACACGGGCGGGGCCTATTTTGCCGGAATTTTGGGAGGCGTAACGGGAAGAGGGGCCAATATTTTAATTATTGACGATCCCATAAAAACCCACCAAGAGGCCAATAGCGAAACATACCGCAACCGAGTATGGGAAGAATACCAAGCAAGTTTAAGTACACGTTTAATGCCAAATGGGGCAACCATTATTATTTTGACAAGATGGCACCACGACGATTTAGCGGGCCGCATATTGGCAAGAGAGGCCGAGGAATGGGAGGTAATAAGTTTACCCGCCTTGGCCGAGGATAACGACATATTAGGCCGAAAAGAGGGCCAACCATTATGGCCGGAATTTGGTTTTAATGAGGAATGGGCCAAGAAAAAAATAATTGAGGTTGGCGGCAAAACTTGGACGTCACTTTTTCAACAAAGGCCGAGCCCCGAAAGCGGCGATATATTTAAACGTGAATGGATCAAATTTTATAAGGCATTGCCGCAATTTGACGAAATGGCAATAAGTGTAGACGCCTCTTTTAAAGATAAAAAGGGTAGTGATTTTTGTGTAATGCAAGCATGGGGCAAAAAGGGAGCCAATTTATACTTAGTGGATCAAATACGGGACCGCATGGCATTTCCGGCCACCGTTGCAAGTATTCGGACCATTGCAGCCAAATGGCCCAAGGCCCACGCCAAATTAGTTGAGGACAAGGCAAACGGCACCGCCGTTATAGATTATTTAAAAAATGAAATTAGCGGAATGATACCCGTTGAACCCATGGGAGGTAAAGAAGTAAGAGCGGCGGCCATTTCCCCGCAATGGGAGGCCGGCAACGTCTATTTGCCGCACCCAAGTATTTGCCCATGGATAAACGATTTTATAGAGGAATTGATACAATTTCCAAATGCTAAAAATGACGATCAAGTGGATTGCATGAGTCAAATGTTAGCACGATGGCAAACCGCAAATAATTTCTTTATTGGGAGGGCCTAGCATGCGAATTTTGGAACAAGAAATTTTATATAACTTTATGACACAAGAGGCATTTACCACGATCCAACACGCAAAAGCCGCCTTTATAGATAGGCCCAATACAATGGGCAACGTCGTTTTAATGTTAGGCGTTTTAGCCCTAATTATTTACGGAGTTAATAGGAGCCGCAAATAATGAAATTTCTCATTAACCAACTGGAGCATTTTAATATTTTGATGTTAGCCGTTATTTTTACATTCCAAGTATTAATGGCCAAGTCAAACACGCAAAAAATGTTAAAAGAGCAATCACAAGAACTATATAACGAATTAGAGGAAATTAAGGACGAAATAAGAGGAAACGCCCGCAAGAGAGAATAGCCGAAAGGACGCCGACCCAAAATGATATGGGAGCGTCTTTATTTATTTGGGGAAATAATAAAAAGTAAAAAGGAGGCCCAAAAATGAGGTTTTTTCCTTTCAAAAAAAAATCTATGCGTTTTAGTGAATTGTTACCGCAATGGAGAACCAACCAAGACGCCAAGTTTAACGACTGGAGCACCGAACGAGCCATAAGAGAGGGTTTAAAATCGAGTACATACGTTTACAGTTGTATTCAATTAATTGCCCGTAGCGTGGCCAGTGTACCATGGGCCACGTATAAGCAAAAAGCCAATGGCGAATGGGTAGTAATAGAAAGGCACCCATTAACCGCATTAATAGACCGGCCAACCCCGTACCACAACCGCAAAGACTTAATGGAGGGCATGGCCCACCATTTATATTTAGGCGGGAACGCTATTTTCACCAAAGTAAGAGCGGGGGGAACCGTTGCGGAATTATGGCAATTGCCGCCGGATGCTATAAAAGTAATACCAAGCCGCACCGATTTTATAGATCATTATTTTTATGAACTGGATGGCGTGCGGCAACGATTTGAGCAAAAAGATATTATACACAATAAATTTAACGATCCGGCAAACCCTTATTGGGGATTGGCCCCATTACAAGCAGGAGCACGAACAGTAGATACCGACGTTGAGGCCGTAAGATTTCAAAAAGTGAGTTTACAAAATAGGGCCATTAGTGATGGGATTTTTACATTTGAAAATCATTTAACACGGGACCAATGGGAAGAGGCCCGCCAAATGGTAAGAGAGCAGCACCAAGGAATAGAGAACGCCCGCACCCCTTGGATTTTAGGAGCGGGGGCCAAGTGGCAACAAATGAGCCTAAGCCCCGCAGAATTGGATTTTTTAAATAGTCGTAAATTTTCAAGAGAAGAGATTTGCAGCGTGTTTAACGTGCCGCCGCCGATGATTGGCATTTTAGAGAATAGCACGTACAACAATATCGAAACGGCCCGTAAAATATTTTGGCAAGACTGTATTGTCCCATTACTGGAGGACATTAAAAATTGTTTTAATTTGAGTTTAACGCCGGAATTTGGCCAAGGCATTGAGTTAAGTTTTGATGTTTCAAACGTCGAGGCCTTGCAAACAAGTAATAGCGAAAAAATGACAACGGCCCAAACCCTTTTTGGTATGGGCGTGCCATTCAATCAAATTAACCAAAGATTAGAATTAGGGTTTGATCCAATCGAGGGAGGAGACACCGGATATTTAGCGGCCAATTTGATGCCCGCCAATATCTTGGAGCAAGGACCCCAAGAACCCGAACCTAAACCAACCGACCCACCAACGGACGACAAACCGAATGAGGACGACAAAAAGCCACCAAAGGACGACGAAAAGGACCCACCAAAGGGCAAAGGTAGGACAACGCCCCAAAACATAAAAGCAAGCGGTTACATGAAAAGCGATGAAGAGAAAGAATTAGTTTTTAAATCATTGGACCGTAAACGTGATTTATGGGTTATCAATATGACCCGAAAAAGTGCCAAATTATTTGAGGCCGAGGCCGAGGAAATTATAAGAGCCATTAAGAGCGGCGGCAAATGGGAAACGGCGTTAAACGATCATAAAGAAAACTGGAGAAAATTTTTAACAACAACCTATACGGCCATGATTGAGGACATAGGCAACGAGCATTTTAATAGTTTGGCCAAGAGCCATAGGCCGCAAGAGTACAAGGGATTATTAGACTTTTTCAATCCATACAAAGAAACAATAAAAAATTACATTATTAAATTAGCGGGCACCAAAGTAACAATGGTAAGCGATTGGACCCGCCAAGTAATAGGGGCCATTGTACTGGATGCCCAAGAAAATAATTTAACCATGGACCAATTAGCAAAGAATATAAGAACGGAATTTAAGGAATTTTCCCGTTATCGTGCTTACAGAATAGCAAGAACTGAAGCCCAAAACGCCCTTGGCTTTTCTCAATACGAGGCGGGCAAGCAAGCCGAGGAAATATTAGGGCAAAAATTAATTGGCGAGTGGTGGACAAGTTTAGACGATAGAGTAAGGGATGCCCACGCTGCAATACATGGAGAACGAGCCGAATTAGGCAAGGCGTTTTCAAACGGTTTATTATATGCGGGCGAATACACACAAACCGAAAAAAAAGGCGACAACATTAATTGCAGATGCGTGATATTACATCATTTTGAATAGGGGGCCACAAAAATGTTATTAAAAAGTTTGGGTTTTGAATATAAGGCCAACGCCGACAAACGGGAATTTGAAGGGTACGCAAGCACGTGGGACAAGGATTTAGGCAACGACCAAATTTTAGCGGGGGCATTTAAAAAAACGATCCAAGAAAGATTTTTGGAGCACCCGAAAAAGAGCGGGATTAAAATTTTATGGCAACATAACGACCCGTTAGGATTACCCACCCACATGGAAGAGGATAGCAAGGGCCTTTATGTTATAGGCAAGATTAGTAAAACCCGCCTTGGTGATGAGGCACTGGAGTTAATGAAAGACGGCGTAATAGATCAAATGAGCATTGGGTACGACGTTGTAAAAGATGATTTTAGTGAGGATGCCCAAACGAGATATTTAAAAGAATTGGTTTTGTACGAATTTAGCCCCGTAACATTCCCAATGAACCCCGCCGCCGATATTGTAAGCGTTAAAACGCATTTTAATAGTCTTGTTAAAGAATTTTCTAATCCATTAATGGCAACCATGATAAAAGAAGGCCGGACATTGAGCAAGGCCAATTTAACCGCTATTAAAAACGCAATAGATACATTAAGCAATATTGTTAAACAAGTGGAAGGCGAGCCGCTTAGAAGGCACTCACTAGAAACAATAGACCCGTTTACAACGATCATAAACGAAATGAAGGGTTACACGATGAAGAGTAAAAAGGATGAGCAAGACGATTTTGTAAACGCTTGCATGTCCCGTTTACATGA